AAGCAAAAGGCATAGATGTTGCTAATACTTTGTTGCATGAAATCATACATGCAATTGTGTATCACTCATCAATGAACTTAGAAGGCGGCCCACTCAAAGACGAGTATGCAGAAGAACACGTAGTAAACTCTATGACCAATTGGTTAATGGGTGTGTTCAAAGACAATCCATGGTTATTAGACACTCTCAAAGAAACCATACATCCAAAAAACTCCAAAAAATAAAGACTTTTTGACGGTTGACTTATCTTTGGTTATACCATATAATATAGATAATAAGAAACACAATAAGAGGTAACAACAAAAATGACAACTAACGCACAAAAAGTATTAGAACTAATTAAAGACAAACTATGTGATCAAGGAACAACAACTTATCAAGGTAGATCAGGCACATACAAATATGTAGAAGGTAGAACAACTTCTGAAGGCACAATCAACGGTGTGGTACAGAAACTTCATTCTGAAGGATATCTTAAAACTGCAGGTTCATTTAAAATTCTAGAAGATGGCACTGTGTTGAGATTTACAGGTATTGCTACAAAAACATCAAAAGCAATCACAAAAGAAATGCTAATGAATGCACAAACACAAGAAGATACTACTGCAGAACTAAGCACTGATACACAAGAATCAATTGCAATCTAAGTTAAAATCACTTAGAATATCTAACGTAAAGAAAACACTTTTGACTGTTGAGTCTAAATGGGCTCAACAGTTTTGGAGGAAAATACTTGCCGCATTGTACAATACAGATTAAAGATGAAGTCAACGTTAAACTAGAAGGATTAGATCTTGTCACTAGACGCAAACTAACAAACAAATTTAAATACGAGATTCCAGGTGCAAGATTTATGCCGGCTGTGAAGTTGGGAAGATGGGACGGCACTGTATCATTTTTTACACAAGGTGGTTTGACCTATGTGAATCTGCTAGAAGACATTATGCCTATTCTAGAAGAAAACAATTACACATTTGATTTGCAAGACGAAAGAGAAGCATACAATCTAACATTTGACAAAGTGAACACAGAAACATTTTCACATGTTGCTTGGCCGGCAGGACACAACAATGCTGGAGAACCAATTTCGTTACGTGATCATCAAGTTGAAGTAATTAATAATTTTCTAGACAATCCACAGTGTTTACAAGAAGTAGCCACAGCCGCTGGAAAAACTATTATCACTGCCGTACTCAGTAAACTGATTGAACCATATGGTCGAAGCATTATAATTGTTCCAAACAAATCTTTAGTCACACAAACGCAAGAAGACTATGTTAACATGGGACTAGATGTTGGTGTATACTTTGGCGACAAAAAAGAAGTAGGACATACACACACCATTGCCACGTGGCAATCATTAAACATACTAGAAAAGAAAAGACTTAATGCAGAAGATGATCTCATAGAAGAATTTAAAAGAGATGTAGTTTGTGTAATAGTGGATGAAGTACACATGGCCAAGGCAGATGTATTAAGAAGACTGTTGACCAATGTATATGGTTATGTGCCAATTCGTTGGGGACTCACTGGTACAATACCAAAAGCAGAATATGAATTTAAATCATTACATGTCAGTTTAGGCAACGTTATCAATAAAGTGTCTGCTGTGGATTTGCAAGAAAAAGGATTGCTGGCTAATCTAAACATTGAGATCATGCAACTTAATGATTTTGTAGAATATAAAAACTACAGAGAAGAACAAACATATCTTGTAACCAAACAAGAAAGAATCGATTATATCGGCAGAATGGTTGAGCAAATGTCACAAAGCGGTAACACACTAGTGTTAGTTGATAGAATCAAGTCAGGCGAGTTGTTAACATCAGCAGTACCGGGAGCAACATTTGTGAGCGGTTCTATGAAAGCCAGTGATAGAAAAAACACATATGATGAAATTAAAGAAGGTGAAGGTAAAATAATTGTGGCCACATACGGTGTTGCGGCAGTAGGTATTAACCTGCCACGTATATTCAATCTTGTGCTATTAGAGCCTGGCAAGTCGTTTGTTAGAGTTATACAGAGCATAGGTAGAGGCATACGTAAAGCCAAAGACAAAGACTTTGTACGAATATGGGACATATGCTCTACAGCAAAGTTTTCCAAAAGACATCTTACAGAACGTAAAAAGTTTTATCGTGAAGCAGAGTATCCGTTTACAATAACAAAGGTTGACTATCAATAGATAATCCACATATAATAAAGTAATGCAACTGCTTACTTTAGAAAACAAATCCTACTTGATGGATCGTGTACCCGACAAGGTTGATGACGACTTACGTTTCTCGGTCTTGGATAATTCGGACATAACAAATCCAGATTTTTTCTTTGTGCCTTTGATATACCTTGAATCGTTTTCTTCTCCTTCTGCTGTGCTAGATATAGGAGAAAACAAAATTCAAATGCCATTAGATTGGCACATACTGTTGGGTGATCCAGAGTGTGGTGATTTAGAAATTGTGCCATTAACATCATTGAATGATAGATCATATCATGCTTTCTGTTTCAACCCACTGTCTGACTCGATGCCAAGATATCAAGAAGTTAGAATCACAAACATATACAACGAAGTTGATTGGTTCTTTCCTAGAGTAAAATCCAACCAATTGATCACAATTCCCACATCATCAAAAACTAAACCTGAATGTGCTTTTTTTATAAAAGAAATAAATCGAAACACTGACATGGTTATGCTCAATAATCTGTTTCATGCTTAATTTTAAATTCACAAATGCTGGCCCATTGAAAATAATTGCAGGACCATGTCAAATAGAATCAAGAGATCATGCAATGAAGATGGCAGAAATCATTGCAAACATCTGTCACGAAGAAGGCATGCGTTGGGTTTTCAAATCATCTTTCGATAAAGCCAATAGATCTTCTGCACAAGGACCACGCGGAGTAGGCATAAAAGAAGGATTAAAAATATTACAAGAAGTAAAAGACCAATTCCAATGCGGTATATTGACAGACATACATCTTCCCAATCAAGCTAAGCCTGTAAGTGCAGTGGCAGACATCATACAGATTCCTGCATTTTTGTGTAGACAAACTGATCTAATTGTGTCAGCAGCTAAGACAGGCAAGATTGTAAATGTAAAAAAAGGTCAATTTTTATCTTACACAGACGTGGACAACATTGTGCAAAAAGTACTAAGCACTGGCAACAAAGAATGTATGATTACAGAACGTGGTACCAGTTTTGGTTATGGCAACTTGGTTGTCGACATGCGTGGTATTGCCTACATGAAACAAAAATTAAATCCTAAGAGTGCTATCACTACACCTATTGTATTTGATGGCACACACTCAGTGCAACAACCAGGAGGCCTTGGCACATCTTCCAGTGGTGATAGGAGCATGGTGGAACCATTGTGTTTGTCTGCTGTGGCTCAAGGTATATCTGCTGTATTTTTAGAAGTTCATAATGATCCTGACAATGCTCCATCAGATGGGCCTAACATGCTGTATCCAGAAGATTTCCAAAAACTAATACACAAATTAAAAATACTAGACGCCACTGTAAAACAGAAGTTATAATATACACATGGCTGGAAAGTTTCTTGATATAAAAGCAATGATGGGTGCAGTTGACAGACGCGACAAAGCGTGGTACAATAGACTATCAGAAGAGGATAAAAAATTGTATTCGCCATATATGACAATGAGGTGGTCAGCATCTGCAGAAGACAAAGGATTGCAGGCAGAAGATCCAGACCTACATCGAAACATACAAGAGTATTATGTGACAGAAGTGAATGAAAAAGTTAACAAGCATCACTGGACTTTATCAAAAAACCATAAAGCATTGTTATGGCAATTGAATGCAATGTGTGGCTCAACCTTTGATCGATTATATCATCCGTGGATCTCTAGCAAAAAGAAAGCAACTACAAAAACCAAAACAAAAGACAAAAAATCAAAAATGCAACAACTACAAGATCTATTTCCAAATGCAAAACAAAAAGATTTAGAAGTGTTAGACGCAACTATGTCTACTAAAGAATTTACAGAGTTGAAATCACAGTATGGAATCGACAAATAAACCAGAGTGTCCTAAG